CGGTGCCTTGCATTGCGTGTCCTGGAGATTCCGGTTGGTGACTTCATCAGTGAAGCAACTAATAAGGAAGTGCCAGAGTCCGCGAGAAAGATTCTCAGTATGAACATTACTGATGAAATTAATCATGACATTGCACTCAACTATGTCGCAGACACATTTGATGTGGATGCAAAAACAACAAAAGAAGCAGCGAGCATTGCGGAAGCTTGGATCAATCATCCAGAGCATCCCATTGTCAAAGCGATGGTATTGGAAAGAAGTATCTTCTTCACAATTTTGCCATTCTTCAGAGCCTTCGGAAACGCTGGACTGAGGACAACTTCAGCAGACATCTCTCGAGACGAGCAGATTCATGTTGCTACCAATTCTCTTGTGTGTGCTGAACTTAATCTTACTCCTTCTCCAAGCCTTGATAAATTGAGAACAGCTACAGCTCATTGGTTGTTCTCTCCTCTAAAAGGTACAGAGAAAAAGAGTAGAAAATTTTGGACGGTTTCAAGTGATCGCTTGATGTATCAAGGTAAAGCACCTGAGCTGTCATTCACCAAGGCTGCACGTATGCCTGCCTTCTTTGAACATGATGCAAGAAATCTCCCACAATATGCTTGAGGTCTTCGGGATGGAGGCCAAAGCTGTAATGATCCAGATGGATGAGACATTTCCTAATGTCACACCATCACCAGATGACACTATTGAAAAGATCATGTACCGCTCTGGTCAACGTTCTGTTGTTGAGTGGTTGCAAAACAAGCTCGATGAAAAATGAGTAAGAAAAAAGATCCATTTAAAATTAAAAAATCTGAGCTTAATAAGTTCTCTCGAACCTACCTTACTGCTTTTACTCCTACCAACAAAAAGGGAAAACCTAAGACGGAAAAAGTAAAGATCAAAGGAATGTCTGATCCTAAGATCATGCAGGTCAAATATAAAAACGAGACACTTACAGTACCCAAAAAGTTTGTTTACAAACAGCCGGGTAAGGATCTTGTATTTAGACCTCGTAAAGATTTCCGTACTCAGTTTGATGGTTTTAAAAGGTTAAAAGGAAAGTACTCAAAGAATAGAGTTGATAATCTTGTAAAAGAAAAATCAAAGATACCTGAATTTAATCTAGGGCGCGTAAAACTTGTTATGCCAAAGCTAGGTAAACTTCCTGATAAATTATTTTAACCATGGCTAGAAAAGGAAAGAAGCGGGCAAGAAGACTCATTGCCAAGAGAACACAGGATCGTAAATTAAAGCGTAAAGAGATTAAGCGGATTGCGAAAAAGACTAATATCAAACGTAGTCAGGTTCGTAATGTTGCAACCAAAATCAACAGGCAGTCAAAGCCTAAAAAGCAGTTTAGTATCCAGGCCACAAGAAAAACACAAGCATCTAACTACCTTGATAGAAAGACAAGCGATGGAAACCTTGGCAAAAAAGATCTCAAACGTTTTGATAAAAAGTTTGGAGATGTAAAAGGTGCAGACAGACTTGTAAGTTCATTCTTGAATCAGAACCCCAACCTTAATTACAGAGGTAAGCCTCGTGGACTTGAAGGAAGTTTGAGAGATCAAGTTGATACTATTACTAGAACTGGTCATACAGATCCACCTGGTACTCCACCAAAACCAACAAGAAATCAGCTTGGTATTGAGCAGCCTATAAACTTTAATATGCAACCTGATACTAGTTTGTTTGATGCAAGATTGGCAGAGCTAGAAGCTTATGCTAATTCGATTGAAGCTGATAATAGTATTGCAATGACAGATGATACTTATGTTGGCGGTAGAAATGCAGGTGGTGTGCGTTTCCGTAGAAGAAAAAATCGCAAAGCACTTGGTATGGGTACTGGTCAATTGAAACGTAGTGCACGTAATCAAGGTTTAAAACTGAACCCAGTAAATATCTAATGAAAGCACAAAAAAGATATGATGCACTTTCTACTGGCCGTTCACAGTTTCTCAACATTGCAGAACAAGCTGCTGATCTAACTCTTCCTTACTTGATTCATGAGGATCAATACTACAAGCATAGTGCTAGGCCACTGACAACTCCGTTCCAATCAGTTGGTGCTAAAGGGTGCGTCACATTGGCAGCAAAATTAATGCTTGCACTTCTTCCTCCACAAACTAGTTTCTTTAAACTACAAGTGGATGAGAAAATGCTTGGGCAGATTGGTGATCCATCGATCAAGTCAGAGTTAGATCTTGCCTTTTCTAAAATTGAGAGAACGATACTAGAAGCTATTGCAGCGTCTGATGATCGTGTGATTGTTCACCAGGCTCTCAAGCATTTAGTTGTAGCTGGCAATGCTCTAATCTTTATGTCTAAGGATGGTCTTAAGCTCTATCCTTTAAGTAGATATGTTATTGAGCGTGACGGTGACGGCAATGTTCTAGAGATTGTAACTAAAGAACGTATTAGTAGAAAGATCGTAGAAGAACAATTTGATATCAAACCTCCTGAGACAAATAGTATAAGTGACCCCTCCTATGCTGGTGATGATGACGTTGATGTCTTCACCTATGTAAGAAGAATCAGAAACTCTTTTGTTTGGCATCAAGAGGTCTATGATCAAATCATTGAATCAACTAGAAGTAAAGCACCGATAGAAAGCAATCCTTGGATTGTGATGCGCTTCAATGTTAGTGATGGAGAAGCATACGGAAGAGGAAGAGTAGAAGAGTTTATTGGAGACTTGAGAAGCCTTGAGTCATTGACACAAGCACTTGTAGAAGGTTCAGCAGCAGCAGCGAAAGTTGTGTTTACTGTGTCACCTTCGTCTACAACTAAACCTTCCACACTTTCTCGCGCACAGAACGGCAGTATTATTCAGGGCCGACCAGATGACATTGGTGTCATCACTGTTGGCAAAACTGCTGACTTTGCAACTGCACTTCAAATGATAGCAACCTTGGAAAGGAGATTGTCTGAGGCATTCTTGATTCTTACGGTCAGAGACTCTCAGCGCACAACTGCTGAAGAGGTAAGAATGACGCAGATGGAACTGGAGCAACAACTCGGTGGACTCTTCTCACTGCTGACTGTCGATTTCCTCAAGCCATATCTCAATCGTAAGCTTTCTGTGTTCCAACGCTCAGGTGATATTCCAAAGTTACCTAAGGGTATTGTCAAACCTGTAATTGTTGCAGGCTTAAACGCTTTAGGTCGTGGTCAAGATCGAGAAAGTCTTTCTCAGTTTCTAATGACTATTGCTCAAACTATGGGACCAGAAGCCATAGGTCAATACATCAACCCTAGTGAAGTTGTAAAACGTCTGGCTGCTGCACAAGGTATCGATACTTTGAACCTTGTGAAAACTGAAGAGCAGATCGCTCAAGAAAATCAAGCTTCTATGCAACAGCAACAACAGATGGAACTTACTAAACAAACAGGTAAGTTGGCTGAAGTTAATCAATCAGCGCAGGAAGCACAACTACAACAACAATAACCACCCATGTCTGAAACACTTACAACAGTTGAACAAGAACCAACAGAAGGTGTTGTTCTTAATGACGCAGAGCAGGAAGCTCTGCAGACTGCGGAGAAACTAGAAGAGGAACGTAATCCTAGGCTTGCTGGTAAATTTAAAAATCCGCAAGAGCTAGAGAAAGCATACAAAGAATTAGAATCTAAATTAGGTAAGCGTGATCAACCGGAAGAACCTGAAGCGTCAGAAGAAGTAGAGGAACCTGAACAAGAAACAGATACTTCTGATGATGATGAAGAGGTTGATATTTCATTTCTTGATACTATCTACAACGAAGCTACTAGTGATGAGTTGACTGACGAAACAGTTAACAAGCTACTTGAAATGGATGTAGCTGATCTTGCTGATATGTATGTTGCCTATAGACAAGACGTAGAAAGTAAGACTGCAAGCCAAGACTTTACAACTGATCAAGTCAACGCTTTGTACAATATGGTTGGCGGAAAGGAACAGTATTCCAATCTGATTAACTGGGCGCAGGATAATATCAGTGATGATGAACAGCAGATGTTTGATGCTGTTATGGATAAAGGTGATGCAGTAGCAGCTTTCTGGGCTGTACGGTCACTTGCTTATCAATATGCAGATAAGGCTGGTTACGAAGGTGAGCGTCTGTCTGGACGTGCGCCAAAAAATAACCAACAAAAATTCAGGAGCCAGGCTGAGCTTGTACAAGCAATGTCTGATCCGCGCTACGAAAA